AAGGTGTATACTCAAGCAGTCGTGCCAACGTATTCTTTGTACCACAATTTCAAAGACCATCGGTTTTACCTCTCATTTGAGGAGGATCCGAGACCTAGAACTCTAAGAGCTCATGAGAGTGTTCAGCACCCGAGGGGTGTTCTGGACTCCCAGACCCGGTCTGTCGTAGATGGTGTCAATTTTGACTTCATTAACAAGATGGCAGCGGGTTTTACCTTCGCCTAGACGCTGAGAAAGCGTCTAAACGAGTCGTTATACTCCCCGTTGGGCTGGGGTCGCGTGCTCTGGAGTACGTGCGACGCTTGAGAAAGTTTTCTTGGTTACCCTCGGAGACACAAGCCGCGCACGACTACCAGGCATTGCGTCATGAGATAGCGGCAGGTGAGTTTGATTATAAACCATGGACCATTGATTGGCTTAAGGGTCTGCAGAGGAAGTATCGTCCCGATTCTTGTTATGCGGATTTCTCCCCTATAGGCTGTTCTGAGATTAAACCAATCCTAGGAGTGTATTTCAGCACATTATCTGATACAACACGTGAGAGAGTTGTAGATGTGATGCTGGACCTTGGATTGGAGAAATTGGACAATGGTAGGCTGATGGCAGCACTCAAAATGCTTAAAGAGGTCGCGTTCCACCACGCGGACTCACTCTTTCCGGGGTACTATATGGAGTTGTGCGACATCCACAACATGTTTGGGGCCGAGCCCGAGCACCCAGAAGTACTCAAGGAATTCGAGAAGCAAGTTGACTCATGGGTTTATAAAGAAAAAGTTGAAGATAGAATAGGCAGTGATCGAGACGTTTTGATAAAGCGGGGTCTCGACATATTGGCTGCGGAGGTGAACAGACCCGATAAAGCACCTACGATGGAGGAGTGGGTCACTAACACTGATTCTTGGGCGACTTCAGGTGCGTCAACGCTCCCAGGAATACGGAACACACAAAAGACGAAGGCAAGTACGGTTGCTAACATGACCAAGGTAGAGCTATTGTCGCAGCTCTCGGACAACAAAGACATCATGTACAAGCTCCTGATCAAGAGAGAGAGAACGAAATTGCGCAACTTGGTGACAGCACCTATGTCCTTACACATGCAGATGGACTACGTTGGCTCGGCAGCGGAGAGGGTGTTTTTCTCGGTCATACCAACATCCTTGAAGAAAGGCTTTGGAATCCAGGAGTGGATGCGTTGGCAAGGTAGGATGAGTGATGGCATGTTTGTCCCCGTTGACCAGAGCAAATTCGATCATGTACCATCGGGTAGCGTGCTGGCAAAAGCATTTAAGCTCATATGTGATAAGAGTACTCCAACTGGGGACACTGAGCGTGAGGGTGTTGCCAAGATCCTTCTTCGTAGGCTAAAACGAGGATTTGTCACATTTAATGGACGGACCTGGAAACATAGGAGGGGAGTGCTTTCAGGATGGCGGTGGACGAGTCTGATCGACACGGTCATCAATTACGCTGAGCACGTGGCAATAGCGGAAAGGCTTGGCATTTCGATAAATAAGGACCTTTGCTGCTACCA